GGCTGCATTAGCATAATAATTATCAAGTGGATTCATAGTACAAAAATTATTTGTAGGTGTATCGGTAGTCTGGTCTATTGCTGTAAGATTATTAACTGTAAAGTTATTAGTGTTACCAGATACATCTGCACCTAAAGCTGCACTATCTTCAAAATCTAAATAAAATCCATTTGTGCCATATGTTAAACCAGATACACTTATTGGTTTCCATATTCCACTATCTTCGTCAAATTCTCCAAAGTCTGTAACAGCATTTGCAGTTCCATCTAAAAATACTGTTTCAGCAAGGTAGCCATCAAAATACGAACCACTACTTCCATTTTGTCCAACCCAATGTGCTACACCAGATTTATTAATCATACTTTCTTCATCTTGTGATGCAGGATTAGATGTACTAAAAGATGTTTCTAAAACACCATTTATATAAATTTTTGTTTCTGGAGAAGCTAAACTAGAATCGTTACTAACAAATATATGATACCATGCACCAACATCTCTAAATACTCTATTAGTAATATATCTCATTTCAAAACCACCGATATAACTAGCTACATCTAAAAAACCAGATGAATTAATGGAAATCATTCCAAAATTACTTCCATCTATTCTAGCACTAAAAATATTTTGTGTTGTAGTAACATCACTTCTTTTAACCCAAGTTGAAAATGACCATATTAAATTATTAGTTGGTGTTCCCCAAGTTAAATTAAAACTATCACTACTACCATCATTTAATCTAACAGAGTTATCTACTGGAAACCCTCCTGCAACTGCTGAATTAGCGCCTATAATTACAGACATTAAAGCTCCAGTGTTGGTAGTGTTCCTAATGGTCTTGATTGGACACCGTTAGCGTCTGTTGTGTATGTGTGTAAAGTTTCAAGTGCCGCAGTGTCATTAGCCCCTGTGATTTGAGCTTCTATACTCGCTTGTGTAGTTCTCACTAAATCTCTATGAGTTGATATAGAACTTGGAATAGCAGTTGTTTTTTCTGTTTTTCTTGTAACATACCAGTCTGTTCTAGCAAGTTCATTAGCCACTTGTTCTTTTAAATTTTTAATTAAATTATATTTTAATCCTCTAGTAGCAACTTCACCTTCTGTACCTAATCCATCTGTTTCATCTTGTGCAGTAAATAAAGTATCTGCATGAGCTTTAGCAGTCGCAGTTCCATAACTTGCAGTTACAGTATCATTGGAGAAAGCAAATGATTGATTAGTATTAATATACCATTTCTCATCTTTTTTATTGCTATCATCAAAGACTACTTCGTGAATTCCAATGTTTTCTTTTTCTTCAACAGACCATTTCGTAAAAATATCTGAAGGATATTGATTATCTCCTAAAGTAAATCCTTTTGGATAGCTAAAGTATTTTGTGATTGTTCCTGATTCTACTAATGCGTACATAATATTCCTATGATAAAGTTAATGCTAAAGTTTGACCTACTAATAACCACTTAGCTCCGTTGTATCTAAATGTAAATAAATCTCCAAGACTTGCTGTTGCTGTTAATGTTGGTGCTGTGTCTGATGGAAATTCATAGACTGCGTTCCATGTAATTGTTCTTCCACCAGTACCATCTTGAATAGCAAGTAAAGAAACAAACTGACCAGAAATAGGTGTAGTACCACTGGGTGCAGATAAAGTTCTGTTTCCAGCTAACGTAACTTTTGCAACTGGAGAATCAATTACATTCCAAGTTATGGTAGCACCATCTGTTAATTCATCTTCTACATTTGCTACAGCACCTGAAACTGTTGTTAGATTGTTAGCATCTGCTGTAAATACTTTTGAAGCAGCACTTGTTCCTAATGTTGCAAGATCAGAATAATTTAATTCAGCACCTGTTGCAGTTACAGCTGTTGCACCATAATTAAGATTTCCAGCAGCAATAACAACTTCTCCAGTACCTTTTGGAGTTAAAGTAATACCTACATTAGTGTCGCCACCTGTTGCAGACAAGACAGGGTTATTCCCTGTTGCCGCATTTGCTAAAGTTAATTCATTAACTGCTGAACCTGTAGCTGTTAATAAAAATAATTCGTTTCCATTAGTATCTAAAATAGAAGTACCAATTTTAGGGGCTGTTAAAGTTTTGTTTGTTAAAGTCTGTGTTCCAGTAAGAGTTACATCACCTGCTGAAGTTGAGAAACCTGTATCGTAAATCCCTGTGTTAGTTGCAACACCATCTGCATAAAGTATTTTCCAACCTTTATCTGTAGTTGACCAAGTGACCGTGGCCCCTGAACCTGAAACTGCTTTTAATTCAACTGTGTAAGCACCTGTAGTTGCATTTTGAATAATGTAAAAGTTTTCCATCAAAACCGGTAGTGTCACCGTTTGATTTCCTGTAATTGTACCTGTAAGTTTTATAATTCTATTCTGAGCCTTACCTGTTAAAGCTCCATCATCTACATCTAGAGGTGTATTACCTGCACCACCTGCAATAGATACTTCTAAATAACCACCTGCTATTTGTTCTACTAAATTTAAATTTGAATTAGTTTTTGTTCCCCAAGTACCAGCATTTTCGCCGGTAGCCATTAGCTCTAAGCCAAGATCCGTATATGTTGATGCCATAAATTTTGTTCTCCTAAGCTACGTGTGTTACATCTGTATAGTTAGTATTTCCCGTAATGTCAACATCAGAATAACTTGCACTATTTGTTTTATTAACAGCAGTATAACTTGTATTTCCTGTAATATCAACATCTTCATAACCTAGTGGAGATATTTCTCCTACACTAGATACGGCTTCTTGACCAACTAATCCTACCACAAAACCTGCTGGTGAAATTGCCCCTACACTTGATGTTGATACCTGACCTGATAAAGTATAACCCACTTCTGTTATTAAAGATCCAACTGTTGAAGTTGAAACAACCCCTGTTAAAGGAACCCCTATTCCAATATTAAGATTACCTACTGCAGTAGTTGCTTGTTGACCTGTTGGAGATATAGTTATTTCACTAAGTACTACACCACCTACTGCTGAAGTTGCTTCTTGTCCTGTTAAAGTTTGACCAATTCCTGTTAATAAGGAACCTACATTAGTTGTGGCTTCTTGACCTGTTGGAATTACTACAGAAGTTAAATTTAAAGTTAGGTCTCCTACTGCAGAAGTCATCTCTTGACCAGTCGGAATTATAATAGAGTTTAAATCTAAAGTAACAGAACCAACACTAACTGTAGAACTTACTCCAGCTGGTTGGACTAATTTATTAAATGAATCTCCCCAAAACTCTTCACCCCAACCATTTCTACCCCAACCAACTAATGTCCCTGCATTATCAAAGTCTCCAAGTTCTGAAACCATTTGACCAGGAGATGTAAGAGCTACGTTTGTAAGTTGAGTTGTGGTTAGTGAACCAATTGAAGATGTTGCTTCTTGTCCTGTAAGTGAATAAGCGGTTTCAGTAAGTAGTGAACCAATTGAAGATGTTGCTTCTTGTCCTGTTGGTAGAACAGCGTACTCTACACCCCAACCAGAATTACCCCACTCTTGTCTGCCCCAACCTTCTTCGTTAAAAGCTTCTAAAGTAGTTCCGACATTTGATGTAGCTTGTTGTCCAGTTAGAACAACTGTGATTGTATCATCACTCCACTCGTTAGAGCCCCAAGTATTATTACCCCAGGTTGATGCCATAAGGAATTCCTCCTTATGCTATTCTAACTATAGCGTTACTTGCGTCTGCTGCTGGAAATTGAATTGTGAATGTTCCACTTGATACAGTTTTGTCACCACCGAAAGCAACAACGCAAACTGCGGGATCACCTGCTGCGTCATCGTTAAATATTACACAACCATTAGCTGTAAATGAAGCTGATGTCCAAGAAATATCTGCAAAGTCACAACATGCAACTGAACCATCTAAAGCTGGAGTAACACTTGTGATTACTTTTCCTTTTGCAGAATAAGCTGAACCTGCTGTGTTAGTAATTTCATTTGTTGAAACGTAAGCTGTAGTGCCTGCACCTAAAGATGCTGAACTTGTGTATAAAGCTAGGTTAAAAGTATCTCCAGATGATGTTGTAAAGTTGTGGGTACCCACTAAAATCTCTTGCTTAAAAGTATTACATATTGCCGATGCTATTGTCATAATTTTCTACCCTTGTTATGGTGAAGGCGACTTGACTTGTATTCTAACAGTTCCGTCAGTGTAATCGTCTCGTCTTCTTCTTCCTATTTGCATTCCTGCAAACTGTTGTATTGAAGTTTTATACTTATTCTCGTACAGTGTCAACATCTCCATTGGACCTTTTAAGAATCCATATGCTTCCACTAAACAAGCATAGAATAGACCTTGTGGGAAGTAATTACTTAGGTATGTAGTAGAGTTTCCAGTAGCACCAGAACCTAATCCAACCGGCATTTTGTTATAATATATTCTAAATCTGTAGGCAGCATCAGGTGTAGGAGCAATATACATTCCTCCAGACGTAGTATCTGTTTTAAGTGTAGCACCACCAAACATTGCATAATATTTAGGGAAACCGGTTACATCTTGTCCAGTTAAATCACCTTCAGTACCAGTTAATCTATCTACATACTCAGATAAATAAGTTTGATCTTTTTTCTCTAACCAAGTCCCGTCTCCATTAGAGTTAGCAGTTGAGTTAAATACCTCAACCCCTCTAATAAATAATGCACCCGCTGGAGAATTTATTGTATTATCATCTGCAGCAAGCGTACCTTCTTGTACAAAACGATCTGCATCCATTGGAAGTTCTATATTAATTCTAAACTCCGCCGCCATAATAAAATTATCTATTATAGCTTGAGTAAATACGGTGTCATCAACTTCAGTATAACTTCTTATTGCTTCAGTTAATGTTGTGTATGTGTAATTTGAAATTCCAGACATAATTAAGCTCTATCATTAATGGGTCCGATTGTACACTGAAAACCACCCCCTGTTTCTGTGCTTGTAGCATTACTTACTAACGTAACATTTACAC